TTTATCTCCAATAGTTGTTTCTGTTCCAAAAAATACTAAGTGACGATCGGGAGTAGATACTAACATATCCCTAGATGCAGTTGGTGCACCTGATATAATAGTTGCTCTTGTGGTTACAGCATTAGAAAGATCTGAATCCCATTCAAAACATTCATTATTAAATATTAAAGCAATAGCAGTGCTTCCTAAATTATCTATGGCCCACATACCAGGTTCTGCAACTTTATCGGTAGATGTAGCTGCTTGGCCCCATCCAGAATGACCGCTGTAATTAGTAACTGTTGCACCATTACTATGAGTTGCATTAGTTGTTCCGCGAACGTTTCTTGTAATTCCAGTAAAACTTGTGGAAGTAATTCCTGTGTAAGAAATTTCTTCATTATCTACTTTAATATAATTTGTTCCACTAGATGGAAATCCGGTTGTGCTGGCTACATTAATTGTAGTTCCTGATCCACCCGTACCATATGCATTAGCACTTAATGAACCATTTAAAGTAGTAGTTTGTGGGTTTGTGGTTGTACCACCAAACTGAGAAATACCCCAACCATATACTCCAACCTGATCTGGTGGCCCTACATGGTAGTATTGATAATAAGTTATGCCTCCAGAAGTAGTTGCTCCTGCTCCTCCTTCGTTACTAGGCATTGTAATAGTTAATGTTGTCCCAGTTGGAACACTTGTTACCATAAATTTTTTATCACAAAAATCTGAAGCTCCAAAATTAGAGCTTGTAATAGAACTAAATGTACTTGTATCGCCAAATAAAATAATATCACCTGCTTCAAAATTGTGTGCTGATGAAAAAGTAATAGTTACTTCCGGGTCATTATTAGTTGTGCTAAATGCATTAGTAATAGCTGTGCCTGATGGATTAACTAAGGGGTGTATATCATAGTATACTCCTCCTGTATAAACGTATAAAATTCTATTAGTACCAATAAGAGAGTATTTAATACCTGTTTTATTAACCATGTGATGCAAACCCCTAGCTGCACCAGTTAATTTACTGTCTCCTAATTGATTCCAGCCACCTATTTTTTCTGGTGTACCATATCTAAAACGTACATTTGAGCCTCCAGTCCATTGAGACTCGGCTCCTGTTGATGTAACTTGCTTATTGAATCCGGGTAAAAAACCTAGTTTTTGTAACATATAAAATCCTGTTTAGTAGGTAATATAACAGATTATATTAAAATTCAATAATTACTATAGCACTAATTTAGTCAAATCATTTAAAGAACCAACACTACCTTTAATAAAAACATTAAAAGCTAAACTAACTCTAGTATTTGTTCCTTTTTTTATTGATACTGCATGACTAAGTGATGAAGGAAACAGCATTATTTGTCCTGTTTTAACAGGAAGCCACCACGATTCAGAGTTAAAAAAATTAAAGTTTTTTACGTCAGGCCTAATTATATTGTAATTATCTTTGTAAAATTCTATTTTATCAAATTTTTTATCAACACTCATATAGAGAATACCTGAAACTAAAGAATTAGGATGATTATGTTTATGGTGGTGTTCGTTATTATCTGTATAATTTAACCATGATTGTGTAATGTATGGTGTTATATTATTTTTAGGAGATATAATTTTATCAAAATAATCTTTAATAACTATATCTAATTCTTTTTTTATATTACTAAATTGTTTAGTATTAAGAATGTAACTATCACTAGATTTATAGTTACCATAATTTTTAGCACGTTTTATTTTTTTAAAGTTTGTTTCTTTACTAGTAAATTTTCTATTTAATTCTGTAACATAAACAGGAGTAGGAAATAATGTATGAATTAACACCACGGATAACCAAGGTGCCATAAAACTAAAGTATGTCTCGTACCTTTAGTAACAGGTTTAACTCTATGTTTAACAAAAGAAGGAAATATAATACAAGAACCTTTTTTTAAATCGATTATTTGTTTTCCTTGACCACCACAAGTATTAAAATCCATTTCTAATTCCCCACCTTCAAAATCTTTTCCTGGTTCTGAAAGTAATACAACAGAACTAAGTTTTCGAATTTTACCTACGTAGTCTTTTGATTTGTAGTTCTGTGGATATGGTTCTGGTATAGAATCAATATGCCAATCATAAAAATCATTTTTTTTATATTCTGTAAATTGAACAGATTCATTCCAATCCCATTGAAAATTCCAACCTGCATTTGCATTTGCTTTATGAATTGTAGGATTAATATTTCCATATAATAAAGGGCTATTTATCCAAGATACTTTTGCTTTTCTTTGTTTAAAATTTTTTGCTGCAAATAATTTTCCTGGGTGTTTTGGTTGTCCAACTAAACCTTGTTTTTTTCGTAAAGATAAACCTTCTTTTTTTATATCTGTAATAAAATTTTTTTGAAAAGGGTCTTCTTTAAAAAGCCAAAAATAATTTTTTAAATTCATTTTGTTTTATCCTTTAATAGTAAATTTGCTGATACAGATATTCTATCTCCTTTTGATTTAAAAGGATAGACAAAATGGTTTAAGTTAGCTGGAAAAATAAAAATGTCTCCTTCTTCAGGAAAATAATAAGCTGATGAATTACTAAATGGACGATAGTCACCTAGTTGAAATTCAATTGCTCCTGGACCGGTAGAAGTTCCATTATATTTTTCATGTTCTTTTCTTAATGTTTTAGGAATTTTTAAATATAACACAAAGGAAAAATCGTCCGAGTGGTGATGTGGTGGATTGAAGTCACCAGCTTTCATATAATTAATCCAAGCTTTGCCTGTCATCTCTATATATTTATTTCGAAACGTTTTCTCATTATAAAACTTAGACGCGCCTTGTATGTAAGCATTAAAATAAGGGGTTAAATGTTTATTAAGAATATCCGATGGAAATACAAATTCTCCATCAATATGACCCGCTAAATTTTTATTGTATCTTACTTTTTTATTTGCTTTTTTTAAAATTTTTTCAAGAGATTCTTTTGAAATTTTTGATTTAAACAAGAAAGCACCCCAGTAAGGAAATGTCCAATTAATTTTTTGTTCTATCATATATTCTTTTTAAAAATAATTTATATTAATCGTCATTCTTACATTTGCATTAGTAGTTGTAGTGCTATGGTGATCATCTTGTGAATTAAAATGAAAGACTCTATTAGCAACAGACATTATTTTTTTATCTGCTTTTTTTAAATAAGTGTATCCATCACAAGTGTTCATATAAATTAAAGCAGTTTTACATTTAAACGATTGGTCTTGATGTAAACCATGTTTTTGAATTTTGTGTGTTCGTGGATATAAATTTACTTTTATTTTAACTAAAGATTTAGCTCCTAGTTTTTCTAAAACAGGTTTAAATAATTCATACCTGTCACTTAAAATACCTTTAGGATATTCATAAATGTTATGAACATGATAATAGTTACCTAACTTATTATCAGCATCATATGCAACAAAATTTTGATAATACCAAGGAAAATCAGCACTAAATAAACTTTCTTCTACTTCTTCAAAATTGTCTAAATAACAATCGGTTATTTTTTCTTTCATATTGTACTTATAGAACTTTTTTAAAAAAAGTCTAGTATTTTAACGACTAAGAATTAATCCAACTTGTAGTATCTTCGTCCCATGTATCTTTTGTCCATTCACCTGACTCGTCTTGAGGTCTAGCAACAGGTGCTTCCCATCTACATGTTGTTTCATTTAAAATCCACGATGGATATGGTTTAGGTTCTATAAAAGCATCTCTAGATACGTCATAAGTATAACCTAGGGATACACCATTTTTTCTAATTGAACCATTTTTAGATGCTTGTTTCCATTTTTCTCTATTAGATTCACTTGAATGGTCAACTAAATAATCAATTCCTGCATTTTCATCTGTAGCAACGTTATCAGGAAGTAGTTGGATATCAATTACTATGTTAAATTCATTTAATCTTGCAAAATATGTTGTCATAATTCTATCCTACCGCAAATGAACCATTTGATGTCCATTTAATAACAGTCTCTCCAGACCCACCAACATTAGTTGTAGTTGTAGCTGCATTAGTTATTGTTCCTGCTGTAGCTACATCGTCTAAAACTCTTAAAAATACAACACCATCTCCACCTGATGCATTAGTATATGTTCCGTCATCAGGAGAGCCACCAGCTCCGCCACCAAGTCCGTCAGTTCCATCTTGGGCTTTTGGGGTTCCACCGCCACCAGCAGTACCAGCTCCGCCGCCGCCGTTTCCGCCGCCGCCTGCACTTGTTGTTGGGCCAGATCCACCGCCGCCTCCACCAGCATATTGTACGGACGTTCCACCAATTGTATTAGCTGATCCGTTTCCGCCTTCACCAGAATTTCCTGGAGTACCATTAGTACCAGCAGTACTAGCTCCACCTCCTCCTCCACTTGCTTGTGAAGGGTAAGGAACACCTGCTCCTTGGCCACCGTTGTTTCCTTGAACTGTTGTTGTTTCTGAGTCTACAGGAGTAATTGCTGGTGTGTTTCCAGTACCCGCATTTGATGATTGTGATCCTTGTCCTCCGGCACCTGATCCGCCATGTCTTACTGTATTTGTCTGATTATTCTGGCATGCTCCGCCGCCGTTTGATGTTACGGATAAACCAGTTCCAATAAGAGAACTGTTTGCTCCTGCGTTTGCATTACCTTGAGCTCCAGCACCACCCGCACCTACAACAACGTTGTAAGTAACTCCGGATAATATAACTGCACCGCTACTGCCTGTATTTGTTCTAAGGCCGCCTCCGCCGCCTCCGCCAGTCATGTATTGACCGCCGCCACCGCCACCAGCAACAACTAAAAATTGTGCTGTAATACCAGCGCCACCAGCGCCTGCTCCAAATCCTAAAACTTGATAACCAAAATTTGCCATATTTTATTCTCCTTATGCGTCGTTAGCTGCATCAGTAGTATAAAATATTTTTACTCCTAGAACTCTTGATTCGCCAGTAAAAGTATCGCTACCATCTGCTGCATCTCTATATAATTGAAAGTAAGTCTGTTCACCTGCTGCAGGAGAACCTGCAACTGTCATTGCACTACTTTCAGATGTAATTTGTTGATCTTCAACTGTTCCGATTCCAGCGTCTGTAACTTCAATTGCTGTTCCATATGCAACATCAATAGTATCACCATCTGCACATGCAACACCTTGTAAACCGAAGATACAGTTACCTGTATTAGTTGTACTTGGAGACCAGTAAACTTGATAAGTTACTGTTCCTTCATTCCATGATTTTGGCATAGCCACTGTAAATTGAGTATATTGTTTTGTTCCTGCATCAAAATCAAAAACTTTTAAATCTGGTCTTGTTGCTGTTGTTTCTACTTGTGCTGCATCTGCAGGGTTAGTTGTTGGTCCATACATAGCTGAAGCAGGGACCCACATAGTTTCTTTACCAGCAATTTTTAATGCTGAACCATTGCCTTGTAAAACACCCGATCCTTTTGGAACTAAATTTATACCTACATTAGTTTCACCAGATGCTGTAAAGCTAGGGTTATTTCCAGTAGCTGCGTTAGCGTATGTTAATTCGTTAACTGCAGAACTTGTAGCAGTTAATAAAAATAATTCATTTCCGTTAGTATCTAAAATAGAAGTTCCTATTTTAGGTGCAGTTAAAGTTTTGTTTGTTAAAGTTTGAGTGCCTGTAAGTGTTACGTCTCCACTTCCAAAACCAGTGTCATAAACACCAGTGTTTGTTGCTACACCATCAAGATAAATAATTTTATGTGCCTTATCTGTTGTTGCAAAAGTAACTGTTGCACCTGAACCAGAAGCTGCTTTTAATTGTACTGTGTAAGCACCTGAAGTTGCATTTTCAATAATATAAAAATTTTCTGTAAGTAATGGGAAAGTTACAATTTGATTTCCAGAAATACTTCCTGATAATTTAATAACTCTTTGTTGAGCTGTACCTGTTAAAGCACCATTGTCGATATCTAAAGCTGTAGTTTGTGCACCACCTGCGATAGATACTTCTAAAAATCCACCAGTTAATTGTTCAATTAAACTTAAATTTGCGTTAGTTTTTGTCCCCCATGTACCGGCGTTTTCACCAGTAGCCATTAATTCTAGGCCGAGATCCGTATAAGTTGATGCCATAATTTTTCTCCTGTGCTCTTTTCAGTTAAGCTACATCTGTATAAGATGTA